TAGCCGCCTCAACCGTCCTCTCCTTTATCCGCTTTGCCCAGTTCTCGACAATCTTCGCTATGTTAAATAGCTCGGACAGTCTCGCGGGGTCATCAATGTTTTCGAGATCAACGTCTGGGATAGTCGAGTCGATCTTTTTGGCTACGTCTAAGACCAGCCCGCCTAACGCAGGGCAAGCGTCCTCATGTTTGCAGAAACGGCAATATTGAGATGGGGAGCAGTCTTCAAGCTCGGGGGCTCCGTGACCCCACTTAGGCCGTATCTGTTCCCCCTTCTTAATAACCTCACTAAGCTCTGCGACCAACTCGTCAACATCCTTGCGGTAGAAAGTGTGGTGTAGGCAAGAGTTGTGCTTGGGTATGTAGAATACAAAGACTATCTCCTCGATTTTTTCAAATCTCTGGAAGGCCCCCACGACATAGGCTTTAGCCTGCCAGTTAGATTCTGGGCTATCGATGATGCTGATCCCGGTTTTATAGTCGGCCATCACAGCTCTCCCCCCACTCAAGACAAGAAACCTGTCACATGTCCCCCACGTTTCTGTCCCATCGAGTTGAACGTCAACTTGGATTTCATTATGCTCTTCCTCAACGTCACCAAAATTGCCCATGAAGTCTGCTTCCATTTCTACGATTTGTTCGTAGATGGAGACTTCCTCTTCGTTGTGTAATGCAGAAGGATCTCTTACCTCAAGGGCCTCGTGGATTCTGGTCCCCATCTCAGCCGCCGCGCTAGTCCCGCTCTTCCCCTCATACCCCGCACAAGAGGCTACATATTTAAGACTGCTAGGACTAAACTCTGCATGGTCCCTCGACCCGTGATCAACTTTTGTCATCGTGTAATATTTTGTGATTCTTTATTCTGTTATTCACCGCGGCCATAACGGCCTCCTCAATTGTGTTGCTAGCCACTAAGATTTTCTGAATAGCATCACTTTTGGCTCCGTTGCGATGGATTCGGCCCAATGTCTGTAAATGATTCTTGGCCGAAAAAGAAGGAGAAATAAGAGACACTCTCGGTCTGTCCCCCTTTACATCGTGTAAACTAATCCCCGTCCCGCCCGCGGCGATGTTGACCACTATAATGTGGTCCTTGTCGTCTTGAAATCTGTCAATAGCTTCCTGCCTTTCTTGGCCGGTCTGCCCCCCTTCAATGCGGCGGCAGTTTAAGTTCTGACAAAGCGCCTCTGTTGTGTCCGCAAAATTTACAAAAACCACAACACTCTTTTTTTCAGCGACAAGGTCTTCTGCGATCTCGATCAAATCAGGGATCTTAAAGGACTCAGCCAACATCCTAGCTTTTAGAATATTCACCAGCGTGTGGTCACTATCCTCAACCGTCCCATCCTCGATATATTTTTGTACAACAGCAGGAGTTATCCCGGCCTCCCTATAGGCAGCTTGGATCTTGGTCGCGTTTTTAAATGCGATGGGCTCTACGATAACGAGGTTCTTTTTAAATGAGTCTGGAAAATCGTCTATTGTAAGACGGCTCACATTGTGTGAATACATTTTCTTCCGTATCTCCGGCAGGTAAGACCTGCCTTTTCGCCCCATCTCCCATTTACCCCATTCATTTCGATGACACCCCATACGGGACATCCAAGAATACCAACTTGGCAAATCGTCAGTTGATTTATTGAGAGAGTGGAAGCCTAGCATCAGGCCCAATCCTCTCATCTCGGTGGGGTCCTCCGCCGCCGTCGCAGACATACCGTGGACTTGGAACCCTTGCTGGATAAGAGAGATCAGGAGTTGTGCGTTCTGGGTATAGGGGCCCTTAGCTTTGTGGATCTCATCAAACAGAACAACGGTCCCTTCAGGGAGATTCCACCGCATTATTTTCTTACCCACTTTGCTCATGTGCGCCGACTTTCCCGTCCTGATTTTTTCGTAATTCATAATGAAGATAGGGTCCACTTGAACCTCCTTCATCTCCCTCGTCCACGACGGGATAACTGACTTCGGGCATATTACAGCCACGGGCTTGCCCGCCCGCTTCAAGCTAAGTGCTAAATGACATCCTACGACAGTCTTGCCGGTACCAACGTGTGAAGTGTCACAGGTATTATCCCCCGCTAGGAGACGCTCTAAAAACAAGTCGTGGGCTTCTGATTGCCTAAAGAACAATGTTTTCATTAGTGCATAACTGAGCTGAACATTGCGTGCATCAGCACGGCGCATAGTTGATACCGCGCCTTCCCAAATCCCCTGTATACCTTGCGGTGTTGTAGGGGCGTGGTGACAATAACGTCGCCCACATCGTTTGTGGTGTGTCGGAAACCCAAGGCTTCCGCTGACTCAATGCCCTTCTTTACAGTGCTGGGCGATGTGCTAATCGATATCTGATACTGGTCGAAGTAGTCCCGAATGTGTTCGGGCCGTGTGTAGTGTGGCATGCCTGTGCCTTACCATAAGCGCCCCCAGAGACAAGAAAAAAGTTGAATGGGCTAGGGGCGCTGACCGAATTGCCCCATTATGACACGGCCAGCGCCCCGGATACACACTACGCAATTAGCACAATTGCGGGGCAATTGTGGGCCTGCCCGCCATTGGGTCAACTATTTTCTTTCCCCTTATAATACTGGGCGATCAAAAAAGCGTCTACCATTCCATCATGGGGAACTTTACACCTTTTATTTTTAAGCCAGTTCTCAGAAGGCGCGAGTTGTTGCGCCGCTGCCAAGGCGACCCGCTTAGTCATTCCCTTGGGGATATGACCAAGCATTACTTTTTGCCACTTGTGGACACTTATTCTAGCAACCTCATACCCTTTGCATTCGGCCATCCCCAGTAGTTTACCGAACGAGATGGCCATAGACCTCACTGCTTGGGAACTCTTTGCATGAGCCAAAGGCTCTTCGATAGCCAAGACAAAAGGCGTATTCAAATACAAGATCCATTCATTGACCTTGCGGATATCTATCTCCCTCTTTTTGCTCCTTTGCTGACAAGGCATCGCGGTCTTTGCGATGACACTCCCATCATGCTTGGCAATAGCACAGAGCCCACCGTCTAGTCCGTTGTCGATACCAACAATCACTAGGGATTATTTTTTAAGCGGACTGGGAATGTTGCGGACCAGCCCGCATTATCAATCCGCCCATTCATTTGCCCAACCCTCTTTTGTAAAGCCAGTATAGTGTTTTCAGTATCTGTGATACTTTGATCCATCAGGTTGGCCCTATCCAGCAGCCAAGTTGCAAGGCGGCGGCACTCTTCAACGCATTGTTTTTTACGCGCTTCTCTAATCAGAGAAATATCAACATTGGTAGTCTCCATGATTTTTAGTTTCGGTTTCTTCTATTAGAAGCGCCTTACACAAAATCGCATAGTTTACAATATCGTCACAGGCATCTTCTACAGATTCATTAGTCACCCTCAGTTCCCCGTCTGCCACAAAAGATTTTATCCTCATCAGTTTGTCTTGAACTCTAAGTAAGAGGCCGGTGACGGGGTGGAGCCCAAGGCTTTTAGCTGCTTTAAAGTTAGCTAGGGCTTCCACTGAAGATGCGTCTTTGCCGCCACAGTAATCGTTGTTTTTCCGACGCATGATATCCAGCGCCTTCTTGCAGGTCTCTCCGTGGATTTCAAGAAGTCTTACGTGTTCCATTTTTACTTAGAGGTAGAACGCGAGTCGTAACAAGAACGCCATCGCCGTGCGCGGGGACTTCATACTCAACGTGTTTTTGTAGGAGGAGCATAAAATTAATCTCCTTCATGTTTGACGGTATTACGCGGTAATACTCCCCTTTAGAAACTCTAATCCCATACACAAATCTATTTTCCTTCAGATCTTTCCTGTAGATCGTAAGGGGGTTTTCTTCCAGTTTTCGTAAACGAAACATCATGGAAAAATTATGGGTCGGCCTTTAAAAAAGCGGGTGCAGAACTTCCTTTAGCATGGTGGGCCAGATAATCAACAAATTTTGAAGCTACAGATGGCGATATGTTGCGATTGTGGGCTAGAATAGCCGCGGCCATAGAGTGACTGTAGCAAGCAATTGGTGGGCCATTAGGGTGGTGGAGCACACCTAAAAAAGCGTCCGAAAGTTCCTCCAGAATGGTAATAGAGTGATGCCCCGCCGTGTCGTCAGGGCCGTCGAAGTTGATGCTGAACCTATCCCCCCAGTTCATCGCCCGAGTCCACATCAATTATTGGTTTATCTTTCATCTTGTCGAGGGCCCCGTCTCCTTTGTCTGCCTTGGAGTTGTTAAGAATAGAAATGTCTATTTGCATCCGGCGCCCCCGCCTGTCTTGGCGTTGAGCCCAAGATTACGGCGAACTAATTGGTCAAGCTCCGACAACTCCCTCACAGTTTTGGGCCCTTTGATATTCCTCATGCTGTCCCGCATCAACTTAATCCCCGCCGCTGCTATGTAGTGCTGATACTTATCAGCGGGGGAATTCTGGGACTCAGCAATTTCCGCGAGGATCTTGTCCTCTTCTTTTGACGCCGTCAGTTTTGCCTCAGTAGCAGCCTGCCTTGTCATGTCTTCAAGGTGGACTTCGAGATCTTCTTTGAGCTTATCTTTGTCTTGCGTCTTCGCGGGTAAATTAAACCCGGCCTTTTTGGGGGGCAGCCCCAACTTGCGAAACCAGCGGCGCACCGTCCCCGCGTGGACCCCCAAGTGCCTCGCAATAGCCGCGTTGCTCATGCCTTTTGCAGACATTTCTAATGCCTCTTGAACTATTTCTGAATTCCCTTCGTTCTTGTCTGCCATGATATAAAGAGTAGATTTACATCCAGAATATAATGGCGTCAGACCCAACCAAGCGCAAGCGCGTAATAGAACCACGAATTGATCCGACAACCAAGAAGATGGATGTCGGCGGGCTGCTAATACCCCCCACTAGTCTTCTTACAGCCTTGCTTTATGGGTTTGCCCATCACCCAAAAGTCGTAGCGAGAGAATATTATTTCTGGCGGATCTGCGACGAGTTGTGGAACCACGAGGATCTACCCGAACCATTAATGGTGAGACACCCGTGGGCGGAGCGAATGATACGGGAAGCCTTGAGGAACAAGTATCTTTCGATTGGGGGGTCTGCTTCGTCTGGGAAATCGCACACTATGGCTGCTTGGGGAATTGTGAACTGGTTGTCGCAACCCCGCGACACGCTGGTCCTGATGACCTCGACCACATTACGCGAAGCGCGAAAAAGAATCTGGGGTTCAGTTATCTCTCTCCTGTCCGTGATCGAAGGCGCACCGATTAAGATTCGGGATTCAATTGGAAACGCTGCCTACGTGGATGAAAAAGAGACGCTTATCGAGAGAGCTGGTTTGTCTCTCATTGCCGCTGAACGCAGTAAAACTCGCGAGGCAGTGGGCAAGTTTATTGGGATCAAACAGAAGAGAGTGATTTTGATTGGCGACGAGTTATCTGAATTGTCAGAGGCTATCCTCAATGCGGGCCTGACAAACTTGTCCAAGAACCCACACTTCCAACTTGTGGGCATGGCAAACCCCAATAGCAGGTTTGATGCTTTTGGGGTTTGGTCTGAACCTGATAACGGATGGGATTCGGTAGACATACAGACCGCGGATGAATGGGGCACAAAATGGGGAGGTAAGTATATCCGTCTTGATGGGGAACGGAGCCCTAATGTTCTTCTGGGCGAAATAAAATACCCGTGGTTGCCCACCTCCGCAAAACTAGAAGAGGACCGGTTGCTCCTTGGCCCAGAGTCCAGAGGGTATATGCGGATGGTCAGGGCTATATTCTTTGACAGTGATGAGACGACCGGAATATACGCCGAGTCAGAGCTAACCAAGAGCGGGGCGATGGGCAAGGTAGAGTGGGCGGAGGCCCCTACAATGGTGGCGGGCGTTGACCCCGCGTTCACCAACGGAGGGGACCGGACTATCCTTTCTATTGCAGAGGTGGGCTACGCCCGCAATGGGCAATACGTTTGTCAGTTTACAGACACGATCCACTTAAACGATGACGCAACTAACAAGGCCGTCCCGCGCACATACCAGATTGTCCAAAAGATTATAGAGCACTGTAAAAAGAAAAAAGTGTCCCCAGAAAATGTAGCGGTTGACTCCACCGGAGCGGGGGCCCCTTTCTGTGATGTGCTGGCAGGAGAGTGGAGCCCAAATTTCATGCGCGTTACTTTCGGGGGGAAGGCATCCGACAAGAGAGTGTCCATGAATAGCCAGCTAACCGGAGAAGAGCTTTACATGAACCGTGTATCTGAACTGTGGTTTGTGGGTAAGGAGCTAATGCGAACGAAACAAATCTACGGGATAACCTCTGATCTTGCCCAAGAGATGTGTTCTCGTAACTACGACATGGTCAAGACAGGTTCATTGAAAGTAAAAATAGAATCGAAACCTGAGTTCAAAGCTAGGTTCGGGAGATCCCCCGACTTAGCGGATGCCGCGTTTCTTGCGTTGGATTGTGCCCGCCAGCGACTGGGATTAGTGGCTATTGATCCACCAAAAGAGGATCAGGGTTCAGGGTTCAGGAATCGGGTTACAATTAAATCGTTAGGTTCTGCCTTGCAGAACCCAGACTCATCTCTTTTATCTTAAAGACGTTGTGAAGATTATCGACGTATCTGAGCACTGGGGCATGCTCCGGCGGGGGTGTGCCAAAAACTTAATGCTTGAAGAGCTAGGCAAGCTGCAAACGATTCTTTGTGAAGTAGTTGCAGACAAAAAAATAACGGGGCCAGCCGAGAAACGGCTTGAGGAGGCCCTCGAAGAATTAGTCTCTCTTAGCAAAATCCTCAAAGAGTAACTAAAAAGTGTCGGCAATTTAACTGTGGTCTTACTGAAGGCTTCTATAAGACCACAGTTATTACAGGGGGACTTTTTGGTTTGCGCCTGCGTAACCTAAAAAGCCACCGCCGTTGACAATTAGTTTGCAAACCTGTAATTTATGGGTTGTGGCGGCCCCTAAGTTTAAACGTCTACCCTCCGGTAAAATTAAATTTAGAGGGGAAATTTTTGCTGGGTTTAATAAACCTAAAAAGGCCCCCGCGGGGTCTAAGAAAAAATTTGTAGTGCTCGCCAAGCAAGGGGACAAAATTAAAAAAGTGTCCTACGGACACCGAGATTACCAAGACTTTAGGCAGCACAAAAACCCTAAACGCCGCAAAAACTTTCGATCCCGCATGAACTGCGACACAGCAAAAGACAAAACGACCGCCCGCTATTGGGCATGCAAACATCTTTGGTGATATGGCTACTCCTCTATTTCCTACATTTGATGAAACTGAATTGGATCGTTCGCGCCGCCGATTGATGGACCCTCAATCCTACGGGAGCGATATTGCAAAGGAAGCCATCAAAAAATTCAAACCTCCTGTCATGCTCGATCCGAGTCTTGTCCCCCAAAAAGAAGATAGGGGGAGCCCGGAACAACGAGCATTTGATGCCGCCCAGAAAGTCATGCAGTCTCGCGGGCTGGCTCTATTAGAAGCGATGCAGAGTGATGATTATAAATTAGGGTCAGGCAGTTCTCTTCGCCCGACCCCCGGAGAGTTGGGCTCAACGCGAGGGCGAATGCGCCGTGCCGCCCGCGCTCTCCGTAGGCAGGGGGCCACTGGGGAGGCTAATAAAATGTTTGCTATGGCAGAACTGGCTGGGATGGATGAGCCTAATATAGTGACTGAGGAAGAGCGCAAAAGACGCGAGGCTGAAAAAATACAAGAGGCGTCTTTGCTTGCTAGCAACCAAGAAAAATCTGGGCAAGCCCGCGACATGGCTAACAGATTGGCCAACAAAAGACGGGGAGGGTTGGCCCGCCCTACAGGAGGTGCTATTCAACAATATCAAGGCTCTGTAGGTTTGTAGTATGTCTATTAATTATAATTCTGACATCGCCCCTTTGCGGGCGCAATATTTTCCCGTTGGCGGCCTCCGTGATTCGGAGCTTAGAAGACTCCGAAAAAATTACGCCGAGAATATTGCACCACTCCAGCAAAAGTCACTGGAGTTAGATACCAACATTATTCGCCTCCAACAGCAGGAACTTGCTTTTGAGCGGTCGCAATTTGAATTGCGTGAAGCTAGACGCCGAGCAAAAGAAGAGTCTGACGCTATGTCGCGTCTGCCCCAAGTGTCGCAGAAACTTGATGCTATTCTTGCGGACCCCACAAAGACTCCTTACGAGCGTTCTAAAGAGATTAACTCTTTGCAGCGGGAGTATGCCACGGCAATTCCAGAGAGCCCCGCGCTCAAGAGTCTGTTCAGCGGGGCGTATGGTTCTGTGCAACTTGATATAGATAGGCGCGAGCGTGAAGAAGTTAGCCGCCGCCGCCGTCTGGGCATGATGTATAACCTTGGTCAGTCTGGCGCTGTAGAGGCGATTAAGAAATTGGCGGGGGACGAGATTGACGAAGATGAACAGGCCGCGATTGATTTTGGGCAGGTCTATGCTGATAGAAACGAATTAAGAAATGCTCAAGAGCAAGCTAAGTTCGCCTCCGCCGCCGAAGAAGATAGAGAAAAGAAACGAGTTGGCGCTTTGAACTTTGATTTGGATATTCTGAAAAACCATCAGATTGAGTTACGTGGTATGGGGGTCCTCAAAAAAGGGGCTTCGTTTGATACAAACACTTTTAAGTTTACTCCCTCTTCGTTACCCACGGAAGAAGAACTCAAAGAATTTAAGTTCGACGGCAAGGCCAGAGCTAAACTTGTGCAGATTTATTCTGATCTTGTTGATCAAGAAAGCGAGCGCACGGGGGCAGACCCAGTGCCCTTGAGTGAGATTACAGCAAAAACAACCCCCGACCTTTACAAGGAAGTCATTCGCAAAATAAATAGCCGAACCCGCGCTATTGGTAAGGAGATATATCAAGGATCTGTTAGTGCGCCTGCACCTAATTCTCCAGTGGATCTGAGCACCCGCTAAGTTTTTATTTATACAGCACCCACCTTTTCAGCTATGTCTGATTTGAACACGCAACCTACCGACCCGAAACGCCCACTTGCTGGGCCCGCTCCTCTTGAGCTTAAACCTTTTTCAGAGTGGTCCTCTGAGGACGATAAAGATCCTTTAGAATTAGGGGGGCAGCGAGAAGACGTAATTAAACAGCGTGTTCGTTACTCAGATTATCTCCGCGAGTCCTACATTAATGGGGACCAGTATTCGACGGATGTCGAAACACAAATTGTTTTAGGTCTCCACAATGGTCTTGTTTCTGATGGCTTGCTGGAGGCAGGAGATACAGAGACCCTTGCGGATATAATATCTCCTGAAGACCTTTCCCTCGAAGATAAAATTAATACGGTTTACTCCGGTCTCGATCTTAGAGATGAAGATAAACAAGTCTTTAGGGATTATATAGGGGTCCAAACAGTTGTAGATCGGCTTGAGGGGACCGACGAGCTTTCCCCGACAACGATTGAAAAACGAGACGCCTTACGCCAACAGGCAGGAGAAATTGCAGAAGCCCGGTTTGACGAAATAAAAAATTCGGCTGTCCACAGCAACCAAATTCCTTTTGCCAGAATTCAAGACAGTGAAGGCAACGTGCGGTTTGAAGTCAGCAAGTTGGCGGAAGACATGTCTTATGAAAAAGACGCCGATGGGAATGTTGTCCGTTTCAACCCAGAAGGTTTCTTTAATGCTGTTAAAGCATCTAAAATTGGTGGAGTTAATCTGGCTGACGCCCACGTTGCTCTGCAAGAGCTGGGGATGGTCGAAGGGACTAACGTGCGGAGATATGAAGCACGTAAATTGTTTAGAGCCCGCAAAGAAATTTTGGAGCTGGCTAAAAACGATGAGGACCTTCAGCTACAAATACAAGCCCACGCTGTCCGATTAGCCGACTCAGAACGGTCCCTTAATGACCAGAAGGTTGCTATTTTTCTTGATGAGCCCAAGCAGGACTTAGCCGATGCCGTAGGTATTATCCTTGAACTATTTAAAGACAAAAAAACTACTTCCGAAAATCGTCAAAAAAGAAAAGAGATAAGGCGACGGGCCCACGTTAATGGGAACGAGTATGTAAGAGAAGTAAGGCAGAAACTAATCGCATCTGGGGCTCTCACTGATAGCGATGCTTTTAGCCCCGAAGAATTGCGGAAGGCTTACTTTCAAGTTGTCCTCGACACGGCTGTCGCCAATAACAATTTTTCTTACACCGAAGAGAAAGAAAGGCTGGGGGAGAATATAAGAACTTATGGTTTCCTCGGGCCTCGGATGCATAGGGCGGCTATGGCTCGAAAATCAATTTTCGAGGACACATTATCCGCCCGACCAGACATCAGTGAAGATGTAAAAGACCGACTGCGTCTGCAAAGAGACGCGCATATGGAGGCGACTTTTCCATCTATGAGCGAGCTGCTTTTGCGGGACGCATCTGGGCAAGCGGAGGAATGGTCTGAGGCCCTAACTCAAGGGAAGGCTGAAGGGAAAGAGGGCCCTCAGATTTTAGAAGAGTTCTTGGACAACGAAGACAACTTCAAAAAGTTCTCCAAAAAAGTCGAAGGTAAGGGCCTGTTTACAGTTTCTAAAGGGGTGAAGCAGTCTGTTGGGGATGCGTTTACTCAACCTCTGCTGGCTATCCCTGCGATTGTTTTTAAATCTGAATGGGCCCAAGACGCCCTTGTTAAATCAGCGCAAGCTCATGCTGATCGAGCCGAGATTGCTTACTTGTTTGGCGAGGATATTGATTGGTCTCAACATCTCGCTCAGACAGCGGCCCCTGTTATGGTTGATGTGGCGGCCACTAGTCTTCTTGCGTTGGCCACTGGTGGCGTTGGGGGCGTTGCTTACGCGGGCGTAAAATCTGCTGCCACGGGGGGAGCCCGACTAACGGCTA